TCTTCCGTAATGATATGGTGTACCGGTCGTAGCAATTTTAATGTGTAAATCACCCTTAAAATAGGAATAATTCGACAATTTTGCACGAACAGATGCATCATTCGCCCACAAATTCCAAACTTTTAACGCAACGTTATATTCAGTTCCTGAATTAAACGTCGAATCATAAATTGAAATTGGACGTTCGAAAAATTGATCAAGAGATAATTGAGTATCTCCTCCATCATTAATCGAATGAAGACTTTTACCTAAAGAATAGGTAACTGGAGTTTCACCAGCATAATCCTGAACATTTTGATATGTTTCAGCATTATCCGCATCACCAAGAGCCATGTCACCTAACTCTTTTGACTCAGCAATAAATTTGCCACGAGTCTCAAGTCTTCGTTGACTTCTCGATGCACGAAATGTTTGTCGCCTTTGTAATAACTTATCAGTTAATTCAATGGCTTCAGCTCGTGCTAATGCGCGGACGCGTTTGAAGTAGGCTTTACGTGTAATAACGTCTTCTCCAAGATCGCGTCTCGATTCTAATTGGACTAAATCCATAGAATCTATTGTTAGATTCCCAGTAATGGGATCTAACACTCCATCGTTGTCCGTTCTACGGGATTCGGTGAAGAAATATGTTGTGATAGACTGACTATCATGAGTAAAAGTAAAAATATCCATAAAGTATATTGCCAGCATTAGGCGTGCCTTCCAGAAAGGTAATATTTCGTATCTCACTCACTAGCTTAAGGGCTTGGTCTCCTCCTCTGAATACAGAGTAATCCAAGTGCTTCGTGACTTTCTAGGTAACTTTTTTCTCTCCATAGAGTTGATGCTTAATAGTATCAAATCGAGGAAACATTTTGATTATGTCGATCGGATCTAAGGTGAAAATTTCACCACAGATATGTGCGAATAGATGTCGACGGTCATCATATTCATCTTCAGGAAGATGAAAAAATAGCTCACGTAAAGCGGAGACACAACTATCTATAAGTTGGTCTTCGCGTGAAACTGTTTTAGATGGCAAATAATAACATATTGACTTCATAATTGAAGAAATGTCAATAGGAGCCACCCAATGGGATAAATCCTCTCTATATACAAACTTACGTTTGAGAAAAGAAGTATTCTCCCATGCCAAAAATTTAGTCATTACTGACGATTTAGAGGCGCTGGTGAAATCAAGCCCATAAACTTCTTTACAGAAAGTTTGATAAGTTTGATTATTGAAAAACTTTTTCGCAGATGGTTTAACACCTGCAAGCATATCATCTCCGTAGATGATAGGCTCAATTTGCGAAAAGAAATCTTCGGGTTTAAACCGAGATGTCTTTGCTCTATGAGAACATTCGGCTCCAAAGCCGGTGCACTCAGTTATCCAAGCATACACAAGAAGAATAAGTCCACGAAGGGAATTATCTTCTGCGGTCGCATATTTACCGCTCGGCTGTAAAGCCGGAGCTGCAAATAAGTCTCCTCGCATCATTACTGTTGGGTACATGTTATCACTAAGGATACCACGAACCATGTTTAAAGCATGGTCATTATATCCAAGCTTCTGCAAAGCTCGGAAAACAACAGTATTGGCTGCAAGGCCAATATCGTAGGGCATAGAGGTATCGTAACCTCCATAGTCCCCTTCCATGAAATCAGAAGAGAACCCGGTCATTTTACTGACTAGATTATCAACGTCAAGGGAGTGCATATTTATACCAATGGCTGTTTTAAAAACATCACCATGTTCTACCATTAAAGAATAGAAAGGCATTAAATACATACGATTTACGAGTGTTGACTCGTAAGGTGACATACAAAAAACTCGAGTCTTACGATCGATAACTTTTTGATATGTCCTAGGCTCATCCTTTAATTGAGCACCAAGGATAGGTAAAGCATCTTCACCACGTTTATACGCAGCGAGTTGCTCAACAACCTGTTCCTTGACATCAAACTTAGGCATATAAGCATCAGTTTTGAAATCTAATTCAATCTGATCCGAATATTTCTTTTTGGCTCCGGGCCACGACCATCCACCAGAAGTGGAAGGTTTCATGGCTCGCATATAAAAATCCTTGGGATGTCCATTTTGAGCGACTTCAAGAGACACAGGTCTCAGAGAAGTAACTCCTTCTTTCTCCAAATTCGACAAAAGATGATGTAATACTACATCAACAGTTTTCCGAAGAATTTTGGGGTTCAAACTTTTCTTAACCACACCACATTTTTTAACAAAATGATTGTATGGTCCCTGATATTCTCCAGAAACGGAGTTGATACCAGATGAAAATGGAGGAGCAGCAAAAAGCGGCTTTCCAGTATCATCAAAAGGACTGCAGCCAGTTAAGGCTTCAGCATGATGAATGAACTTGGTGCTCATCAATTTAGATTTACCTAAACGAAGAGCAGTATACCCAGTTAGACCGCCAAAGACGGCTAAACCGGGTGCATCCTCCCACCGAAGTGGGGAATATTGTGTGACTGGACCAATACCAGTCACCTTTACAGGCAAACGAAGTTTACCTTCACTATTCACACCTAGTGAACAGGTAGAACTTTCTAACAAGTTCAACGCAGCGACAATGTCGCTAGCTTGAATAGACTGTGAAAACGCCGCGGTAGAGCTAGATCCAGCTATGTGGATTCCAACAATACCGCGACCTCCAGAATATTCCATGATAAGAGGTGAGCCACAAAGGCCTACCGCATGATCCTTCCACTTATAAAGTAAAGGATTTTCAACTGGGACTGGGCCCCAGTTCTTATCTTGAGCAGTAATAGGATATGATCCTTTCACCACTACTGGTGTATCACATATTATTCCTTTATTGCCATAAATGGCAGGAGTAACATGCTTTGCAGCGAAATAGTGACGAATATCGCGGAACTTAGATCCACGAACTCGCACAAGCCAGATGTCACCATCGACTTGAGTCATTTCGTTTTCATCAATTGTACACTTAACAACGCCAATATCATGAGATAGAGACATTTTTATGAGTAAATCCCAGAAACCATTTTTAGAATGGCAAAGGGAATGACGATTAATTAACGCGAAATCAGAACAAATACCTAAAATACGTGTTTCGATAACGTGTTTTCCGTAACAATGTACTATACGTACATTTTTATTAACGGAATTAACAATCTCATCAGTATCTTTCAACTGATTTTGATGGTTTATGCGAACAGGAATTGGTCTTTCGATCGATTCCCATTCAATACCATTACCTCGTTTAACACGGGGTTCTGGCATTTTAGCTTCGCTCAACTCTTCAGAACACTGAAGGTCAATTTCAACTTCCTCTTCGGTCCAAGATTTGGAAGAAGAGACAAGCGATCCCTCAGTAAAGAAGGAAAACGCTTTAAATCCTTTAATAAGGATTAATAGGCCACCCAATACTGATACAAATTTAAGTACATGATATTTGGGTTGAGGGCGTGCGACATAATTATTCGGAAGGCCTAAAGAGGCCTTGAATAAATTCCAAGAATATTGGAATTTGTCGTTAACGTATGTAACACGACTATGCCAAGCATAAAGTCCAGGGACTTTAAGCAAGAAACTTTGCGGCCAAAACCACAAAATCAATAAAAGCATGGAGCTCCAGGTTAGTGTTATAAACCAACTAAGAGCAAAAATTCCAAGCCACATGATCTCTAATAAGATAGAGATATAATATACACACACGAATTTAAACTGGGGAGTAATCACCAGTTCATCAGATAAGAGACTCGACTCAGTATTTACAGGAGTAAAGTAATCTTCGATGTTTTCATGTTCTAATATGTTACAGCGTGCTTCTTGTTGCTTAATATGAGTTATGAATGTATGTCTGAGATAATCAGATAATTCATATATTGAAGCATCTTGAAGCTCGTAAACAGTAGAAGAAGTTCTACTATCTACGGGTTCGAGACGATAAACTGTGAACGTCCAACGATCAAGTTTTGGTGTCTCGGAAGCTAATGATTTAGCTTGATCAATGCGGCAAGACTGCCCCATTGCAAACTCTTTTTTAACTACTGGAGTTATATAGAGAATGCGACGGCGAACAGCTGCTGGGTTGTTAACTAGAACATCTAAGTTCATAGTTGCATCGTTACAATCCATGACTAGCATCTCAGGTAAAGCGTAAACTTTTCCTTTAGATTCTACATCGGCCATATTGCACATATACGGCTGATTGTCAGCAACAGAAAGAAATTCTGTCATCACGGGATCACCGCGACTTTTAGCAATGTTGCGATTCAAAGAACCTGGTTCTGAATAATGAATGATCGGTTTTGAAGCCGGTTCATATCCAGACCAATATTCTTCGGTCGCCTGTCTATGATAGACATGAGATTGGTCGAATTCACGACCTTTAACATTGGACCACACCATAGAGATGTAGTCAACTAAAAGACCCTTACCAATTCCTGGCATACCTGTAACACAGGTAGCGAAAGGGGTAGGGCGAGACTCAGCGTTCATCATATTTAAAAATTGAGAACGAATGAGTCGTACTTTCTTGAGAGAAGATACGACAGCACGTTTCTGAGGTGCATTATGAGGGAGAGCAGCCATAAGGCTTTCTCCATCAGTGACACAGGATGTCACACGAGATAAATAATCACGGCGACAAACTTTGCCTTCAACAGGTAGACCTGAATAGGTCAGATCCTTCAGAGAATCTAATTCATCTGAAAGAGTGTTGAAAGTAGCAAGAGGGTTGCTACTGAAAAAGACTTCTGAAAGAGAAGCGCCGGCAGCATAAGCGTCGACACAACTCAATACAGAAATGGAAGAGCTGAGACAAATCTCAGCTAATTCGCATACAGACGCTGGTTTAGCAGGTCCGAGAGTACGAGTTATTTTGTTAGCAACATCGCGATCGAAAACGCGAAATGTAACAAGGGCGAGTACAAAATCTCGAACAGCGGATACAATCTCACTGTTAAGAACTAGACTCATACGTGACTTAAGGTCACGTAGAATGTCAATAGGTGCAGACTCTGTCTTCACCTTATTGGCGACTAATTTATTATGTAAATTAGTCATATTTGATTTAAGAAAATCAAATGTGAATCTTGCTGATTCAACGATGTATTTAACACCGAAGACTGATTTGAGAAAATCAAGAGCAGCAAAAAAGAGGTCTGTAAGACTCTCGAGTCTATACAAACGGTATATTAAGGACAAAATAGATAAAGCAAAATTCATGCTTTCATCTGTAGCGTCTTTAAACATATGGTCGAACAGTACTTTCAAAGAACTGAGATCGACTTGTTCCACAGTAGTGTGGATTCGAGTAATAAAACTAGAAAAATTGAGGTTAACATCTTCCGATGTATAACAGGCAGTGCGAGGCACACATCCTGAAATAAACTTAAAATTATTTGTCATAATGTTAATTGATATTTTTAGAGATTACTTCCCAATGGAAACGGATGGAAAAATTCATCATCCTGATGGAAGCGTTGCCTTGTCCCTGGCAAAATAAAAGAAAACTTTCGGGAAACTATTTTTGAAAAATAGATAAAAGACCTAACCGTAGAAGGACGGTTGACAATAACACCTTAATAATATGTTTTGTTACATAAGGTTCGGAATGTTATCCTAACAGATAAAGTTAGAGTAGAAAGTATAATGCTAAAGTTTATAGCAAAATATACTGAATACAGTAAAATTAAATATGGGTTTGAGTTCATCATGGGAACATGGGGGATAGCAAATTGCGTAAATTCGTCGAGCATAGGCGAAAGTTATAATAAGATAACGTGTGAAACGTAGCTCTTTAAGAATAATCATGATATAGTTTTGTATAAGACATGAATATTAAATTAAAGCAAGTACGGGGCATAAAGAAATGCAAACTACAACAAAAGTGTGTGGAGTTAAT